AAAATAAAAATTGGCTAAACCAAAAAGGCTATCCTTTAATGAAAGAAGTGGCAGATTTCTGGGTAAGCAGGCAGACTTCGTTAGTGCAGCCTCTGGTGGCACCTTCAGTGGTGCTGTTGTGGTTACTGGTGAGCTTATCGCTGATAGCTACAACGAAACCTACTCTGCTGTCACATCCACAGCTAACGCCACCACGGTTAACTGTGAGACAGGCAACTCGTTCAGCCACACGCTTACAGAGAACACCACGTTCACGTTTAGCAATCCACCTGCATCTGGAACAGCCTACACGTTCAGCATTGAGATCATCCAAGATGCCTCTGCGTCTGGCTTCACAGTTACATGGCCTACAAGCGTAGACTGGCCAGCCGCAACTGCACCAACTCTCACAGCAACAGCCTCAGCCAAAGACATCTTCGTGTTCACTACCCGTGACGGTGGCACTAACTGGTACGGCTTCACTGCTGGTCAAGCACTCGCATAAGGAGCGCACATAATGGCTACTAAGAAAAAGATGCTACAAGCCGCTGCTGGTCAAGCTGGCGCTGGCGGTGCTGGCCTTGATATTACTGAGGTGTTCAGCACTTATTTGTATGATGGTACTGGTTCTGCACAAACAATTACTAACGGCATTGACCTAAGTGGCGAAGGTGGGTTGGTTTGGTTAAAGGATAGAGGTGACACAACTCCACACACTATCCATACAACAGACATAGGTGCATTGAACTACCTTGTGCCTCATTACATAGCTGGTAATAACGCAGGTGTTGCAGGTTACGGACTTACAGCGTTTAATTCAGATGGGTTTTCTTTAGGTACAGATTATGAAGGTGAAAACGGTTCTGGTGATAGCTACGCCTCGTGGACATTCCGCAAAGCCCCTAAGTTCTTCGACTGCGTTCAATATACTGGGACGGGTTCCTTCCAGAACATTAGTCATAACCTAGGGTCTGTACCCGGTATGATAGTAGTTAAGAAAACCAATGGTACAGGCGACTGGCTTGTGTATCACAGACGTGCACATATAGGTCAAACTTATCAGCCACTACCAGAAAGAAAGTATCTTCTTCTGAATGGCAGTGGTAGTGTATCACATGGTTCTGGCCTTATGTGGGGTGATACCCCTCCAACTGATACAGTCTTTAGTGTAAGTACAGATACTTATTCCAACAATAACGGTGACACCTACGTTGCCTACGTCTTCGCACACAACGATGGTGACGGTGGGTTCGGCCCTAGTGGTGACCAAGACATTATCAAGTGTGGTAGTTTCCCTTGGGGGTCAACTTCTGGCACAGAAGTTAATCTGGGTTTTGAACCTCAATGGATACTGTTTAAGGCGGCGGATCAAGCAGGGAAAAACTGGTTTATTTTTGATGCAATGCGTGGCATAGTTACTGGCGGTTTAAGTGGCGACGGAGATGCAGCGTTATTTCCAAACACATCGGGGGCAGAAAACGTAAATACTTGGGGGGTTGATCTGACACCCACTGGTTTTATAGCTTATGGCAATAATATTGCAAGCAGTGGAAACATAATCTACATGGCAATCCGCCGTGGCCCCCTTGCTCAACCTGAGAGTGGGACTGAGGTGTTTAAAGTAGACGCAGAAGACTCCGCTAGTTTTAATAATCCGCCTCTTTATGTTTCTGGCTTTCCTGTTGACTTCGCCTTGCGGAAGCAAACAAACTCAGGTGCTAATTGGGCGGCAGTTTCTAGACTAACAGGTACTAAATGGTTAAGAACTAATGATACCAGTGCAGAAGATACTGTTGCGTCTTATGAGTTTGACTTTATGGATGGGTGGAGTAGTGATGCTGGATGGAACGCAGCCATATACTCTTGGATGTGGAAAAGAGCCCCCGGCTTCTGCGATGTTGTGGCATACAGCGGGAACTCAACAGCAGGACGTACTGTAAGCCATAACCTTGGTGTTGCACCTGAGATGATGTGGGTGAAGAAGCGCAGTGGTGGTACTGCAAGGGGATGGTACGTTTATCATACTGGTAACTACGCTCAAGGAGCTGGAAACGGCGCTGCTTATGGCTTTAATTTATTAGATACTACTGATGCGTACACTGATGCAGACTATGCGTGGAATGAAACAGAACCCACTGACTCTTCCTTTACTTTAGGGTTTATTGGGACAAACGATAATGGCAATGACTACATAGCCTACCTCTTCGCCACACTCCCCGGCGTATCCAAGGTGGGGAGCTACACGGGTAACGGCTCAAGTCAGACTATCGACTGTGGCTTTACGTCAGGTGCTAGGTTTGTGCTGATCAAGAGGACCGACAGCACAGGCGACTGGTATGTCTGGGACACTGCTCGTGGTATTGTCGCTGGCAATGACTTTCGACTTGAGTTGAACACAACCGATGCACAGAATGAAAACTTAGATGAAATTGACCCACAATCTAGCGGCTTTATTGTTAACGCTGTAGGTGGCGGTCAGTCCTCACGAATAAACGATTCAGGTAATGAGTTCATCTTCTACGCAATCGCATAAATCAACAGCATCACGAAAGGATCACTCTGATGGCTGAATATCGACACACAGAAACAGGCGAAGTTAAGACCCAAGGTCAATGGCGGAGCCACTACAGCAACGTCTCACTGCCTCGCACATGGAAGATGGAAACACTTGCTGGCCTCAACCTAGAGGCTGTCTTGGCTTCACCAGCGGCCACCACAGGCGCATACCAAACATCCGTGCGTGATGGTGTAGTACAGGACGCAAACGGCAACTGGGTGGAGCGTTATGTTGCACGGGATATGTTTGCTGATACGACTGAGACAGATGATGATGGCAACGTGGTGACTACTACAAAGGCACAACACGAAGCTGCATATCAGGCTGGCCTTGACTCCAAGGTAGCTGAGGGTAATCGCACTACACGCAACAAGCTACTAGAGGGCAGCGACTGGACGCAGATGAATGACAGTCCGTTGACCAATGAACTCAAGACGGCATGGGCTACCTACCGTCAAGAGCTTCGTGGTTTGACTGATGTAGACGTATGGCCAAACTTGGCTGAAGACGATTGGCCTGTAGCTCCATAATGACTAAAGTAGAAGAAGGTTGGCACATCTCCAGAAGTGTCCCCGCAACTCTCCTACTTGGCCTCGTTACACAAGCTGCTGCTATAGTCTGGACAGTCAGTATGATGATGGCAGACATCCAGCAGAACACTGAGAAACTCATAGCTTTCTCTGAGCGCGTGTCCAAGGTTGAGAACATGGTACAAAGCCAAGCGGTAAGCATGGCCCGTATCGACGAAAACATCCAACATATCCGTGGTGCTGTCGAGAAGATGGCGAACGAATAGCTGATGCTCTGTACATTGGTGTTCGTTGGGTACTCCCATGCGTTCATCAATGGCAGAGGAAGCTGGTTCCACAAGAAGTGCTACTACGCCTGTGATGCCCCAATGAACGGTGGGTGGTACAATCGTGTGTGGGCTGTTTCCCCAAACTACAAGTGCAACAGGAGGATAAAGGTTAACAATGATTGACCCTTTCACCGCCCTGTCTTTAGCAGCAGGAGCCGTGAGTAACGCTAAGAAACTCATCGCAGCTGGTCGGGATGCCTCATCTGCTCTCAGTAAGTTTGCAGGCTGTGTAGCAGATGTGAACTATGCCTCTGAGAAATCCAAGAACCCCAGCCTAATCGCAACTCTAACTGGTTCTGCTGAGCAACAGGCAATGGACGCCTTCACTGCACACAAGAAGATGCAGGCCCTACGCAAAGAGATAGAGACCCTGATCCTTTTCCAGCATGGGGTGAGGGGTGTCGAAGAATACAAAGAGACCCTACGCAATGTCAGGGCTCAGAGGCGCAAGACTTTATACAAACAAGCAGAACTCAAAGCCGCCATAATCGATTGGACGCTGGGCATCCTATTCACTTTGGTTGCACTCAGTATCTTTGGTTTTTTGATCTGGCTGATCGGTAAGAAGAACGGAAATTGGTAATATGCTCTCACAACTAATTGGACCAGTCACAGGTCTCCTCGACAAGTTCGTGGAAGACAAAGACCAGAAGGCAGCTCTAGCCCACGAGATAAGCACGATGGC